CTCCGTCGGTTTTCGATCCTTTGCGCGCATCGACCAGTAGCTTCCCATTGTCGTACTTGGTCGTTTTGACATCGATGCGGAATCCCGGCGGAGGCGGGATGACCGCGTCATAGAGCGGATGCGGAGGCTCGCGGTCGGTATCAATGTCGGGATACACATTGAACAGGCGACAGAAAGCCAGCTCGCCAGCAATACCCTCAAGATCGACCGTATGCGGATCTTCCGCGCTGATCTTTAGATTCGTAACGTTGAAATAGCGGTTATTGCCATTTCGATTCTTGGCGACGTAATGGGCCAGCTTCTGCTCTGCTGTCGATAGAAATACTTTTTGACCGATTTTGATTTTGTTTATCATGGTCAAAAAGGTGGAAAATTTTTGAGGGGGGTATCGTAAACGAAGCCCACCCGCAAAGGGGGTGCCACCCTCTACGTCAAAAAGTGTGCCAACCCCTAGGAAAAACAATCCTTTTCTGTCATTAGCTCATCTAATCCAGTCCATTAGCCCGCCCGTCTTGCACAATCACTGTTATATTTACTTCGTTTCGGATTCGCTCGTCACGTTCACTTCGAATGATCGATCCGGCATCGATCCGAGTAAATTGATCGACACAGACGCCGCTTCCCCTTGTTCACTCCATCCGAAAACCAAAGCGGACCGCTTGGCAACGCTTCCAAGGATAGTCTCTCTCACGCTTTCGTCTTTTATCCCGTCCAACGAATAGCTGTCGATGCGTTCCAACGTGCTGGCGGCATCAGCCGCGAGCTTAGAGCGGACAAGCGCAGACAGACTTTCCAATGAAACACTTTCCTTTGAGGAAATAGTGTTTCGCATTTCCCGCTTCACCTTGGTGATTCCTTCCTTGCTCGCCTTGCTGGTCAGCGTTGCAAAGTTTAGCCTCAATTCGCTTCCGATTGCTTTCCAAGTCTTTCCCGATAGGTAAAGGGCTTTGGCCTGATTCCATTGGTTCTCTGTCATACAAGGTACTTTGCCAAGCAAGGTAGGTTTCGGCAACTTGCTTTCCCCACCACGTTTCCCCGCCTCAAAAATCGATTTTTGACTTCGCCAGGCGTTCCCCTCTCAAAAATTTTTCCCCCGTTTTCCTGAGCAAATCCCACCGTTTTCCCCTTTCCTAAAAATATTTTTACTTTTCTTTTGACTTCCTTTTCCGTTCCCCCTAGTCTTTCCGCCGTGAAAAGCACCCTGCGTCAAAAAATCCTTAGCCTAGCCTTCCAAGCCTTGGCATACGCTGTCGTTTCCTACGTTTTCTTCCTGATTTTCTTCAAATCCCAATTCTAAAAACCCATGACCAAAAACCTCCTATCCGTCGACACCAACGCAAAAACCGTCAAAGGCCAGAAGCGTGGCTTTATGACCGGAATTCTCTATCTTGCACCTGACCGCATTTCCGGGCTTTTCAACGCATGTCCCAACGCATCCGATGGATGCCGAAACCTTTGCCTATACTACGCCGGACGCGGCGCATTCAACAGCGTTCAGCAAGCGCGGACAGCCAAGACCATTTTCTACGTCAAAGACCGCGAAACCTTCCTTGCAACGCTGACCGAAAACGTGGCTTCGGTCATCCGTAAGGCCAAGGCCAAGAAAATGACCCCGGTCATCCGATTAAACGGGACATCCGATATCGGATGGGAACGCTACACGGTCATCCAAGCGTTCAAGAAAACCCGTTTCTACGACTATACCAAAAGCTTTGCGCGTATGGTGGCCTTTCTAGATGGAAAGCTCCCGTCCAATTATTCCCTGACCTTTTCACGCTCCGAAGCCAACGAAAGCCAATGCCTCGAGGTTTTGAAGCGTGGCGGCAACGTGGCGGTCGTTTTCCGAAAGGCCTTGCCGACGCATTGGAACGGATATCCGGTCATTAATGGCGACGAAAACGACCTCCGATTCTTAGATCCGAAGGGTGTCGTTGTGGGCCTGACAGCCAAGGGTAAAGCAAAGTCCGACACCACGGGCTTTGTCGTGGGTTAAAGCAACGTGTCAGCCTATGCGAAAGCGTAGGTTGACGCGTCTCTTCAATCTCAATCTCAATCAATCAAAACTCAATCCATCAAATCCAATGATCAACCGATACCCCGGCCAATGCGTCCAATGCCACGAATACGTTCCCTCAGGCTTAGGCACCGTCTCAAAACGCAACCGCGCATGGCGCATAGACTGCAATGCATGCACCGGCCGCATGCCTGAGAATTCCGGCCTTGTGTGCGTCAAACTCTCCTCCGGTTGGACAGGCACGCGCAATGCGCGCGGCCGCTGCGAGGATGCGCCGTGTTGCGGGTGCTGCTCTTTCTAAGTCTCAAAACCCAACGAATAAAACACCATATGACACACTGGACATTTGAAACGATAGAATCGGCCGTCGACTTTTCGCGCTTATTTAATCAATGGGGCGCGCGCCGGAATAACGGGTCGACGATAGCCTTTCGCGATGGCAAGACCGTCACCCTGCGGCCGGAGTTTGACTCCAAGGAAACACGCCGCGAATTCCTTTATCTGAAAGGATTTTTCGAATGAAACTTGTCGAATTCCTACGCGCGCGCGCCTTTGAAGAGCCTTTCATCATGCATGCCGAAAAGTGGCAGTTCGTCACGATCAGACGCGCGGACGGGGCGGAGGACATTGGCGTCTACCGCTTCTCAACCGATCTTTGCTACGACTATTCCGACTTTCGCGCGCTCTTCAACCTAGCCTAAACCCAACGCATCCAATGACATCAATCCAACGCATAGAAACGGCCGTGGATAACCTGATCAACGGAAACCTTACGCACGCACGCAAGTCGGCACGCGGCCTCACATATTCCGACATATTCGACTGGCTGACAGGCCCTGTCGGCTGGCCAGAAAACCGTTCGCGCGCGTGTGCGGATTATCTGATCGGACGCATAGACTACCGCACCTATTGCAACGCAGACCGCTGACCCATCCTCCGCGCGCCATGCGAAAGCGTGACGCGAAAGGGTAGGCCAATCTATCCGCAGCAATTAATCCATCCCATGCGCTACAAAATCCAACTCTCAACCTCAACCGGCGGCTGGTCAGACCTTCGCGAATCCGCGAATGACGGCCAGACCTACGAAACCTGTTTATTTCCCACGCGCATGGCCGCTGTCGCTGCGCGCGAGGAGTTCTCGGAACTGTCCGAATTCCTCGAAACCATGCGAATCGTCCCCGCCGAAACCCCCGAAACCGAGAACATCTACGCCTAAAGCATCCATGAAAACCCATACCCCCGGCCCTTGGGAAATTCTGACGACCAACAGAAAAACCTACGTCGTTACGAATGCGTTATCGCAGCCATTCGTTGGTCAAGTTATCGCTGGGCCGACGACTTGTCCTGACTGGGAAGCCAATGCGCGCCTAATCGCCTACGCGCCTGAATTGCTGGCCGCGCTGGAAGCCGTGACGAAAGCCTATGTCGAACTGGTTCAGTCTGATTATCCGCCTTCGTGGAGTGCTGAGAAAGACAGTGAAGTCATTGCAGCACGAGCAGCCATCGCGAAAGCAAAAGGAAACGCATGAAAACCAAACAGCCAACCTATCGCGAACTTTACCTGCGCGCCTATGCGGCCCACGCACGCGAAGAGGGCAAATATCAGCGACTGCTTTTCCTCACGCGCAAGATTGCGAAAGCGATTCCTGTAGGCCACAAAGTATTGAAAGACTGGAAAGACTGGGAACAACAAATCAAAGAGAACGAATAAAATTATGCCAAGACATTACCTTAAAGATCCAAGCGACGGACCATGGAAGCGTACCCTGGGCTTATACACCGGTTGGGAAATCATGGATTCCAATGGCCATATCATTGTCCGAGTAATTGATAACACCCACGGCAAGCCAAACGCGATTCTGATTGCATCCGCCCCCGATCTTCTCTCCGCGCTGGAACGTCTCACGCATCCAATGGCCGACGACGAGGATCTGGACCATGCGCGCGAGGTAATCAGGAGAGCCAAAGGCCAGTGATTCAAACCGGGGGTGCGCGCATCCGCTCCACGCGCAAATCCAACGAATAAACCTCTATCACGCATCATATCATGCATCCATTGCTCTTATCCGCCCTCATTCAGGTCGAATCCAACGGAAACGACCATGCGAAAGGCCGTCACGGCGAACTTGGCGCGCTTCAGATTAAGTCGATCATGGTCCGCGACGTGAACCGCATCATGGGAACGCATTACGCGCACGACCAAGTCACGAATCGCGCCATCTCGATCTTCATCGCGGAAAGCTATTTCGCGCACTATGGCCAGCATCTCAGCGACGAAAGTCTCGCTCGGCTCTGGCAAGGTGGGCCAAAAGCCCTTAGAAGATCATCCACGCGCGCGTATGGAAAACGGGTCATGCGCGAACTGGAAATGCAACTCGCAGGTATAAACAAAACTCGACAGTAAAAACTCTATTTTCAACGGACGGTAAAACAGCACAAACCAATGAAACTAACCATTCAATCGAAGCAGAACGCTCAGACGATCATCGACTTGTTCAATGCCATCGTGACTGGCGAAACCGAGGAACATGGAGCCACGCCCATGAGCATCTATGATGACGACAAACACATATGCAGCATCGTCGCCGCGAACGGCTCTCAGATTCTGGAGCTGATCATCGAGCGCGAGGTTGGGGACAGGTTGTGTCCTGCGTTCGAAGGCAACCCTGATGATGAGAAACTGCCATGAGCCGCAACATCCCGCTCAGCGAGCTGATAACGACGCTCGAAAGTTTGTCGGACATGATGCAATCGCCCATGCTTATGGAAGCATCCTATCGACTCGACACTGTCAACAGCGCGCTATACTGCCTTGAACACGCGCTTTTCTACGTCCGCATGTATCGGTCAGCCGATAATACAGGCGATGGCGAGAAGCGACGCCAAGAACTCATCGACGACTCGGAAGCACTCATCAAAATCATCCGCGAGGGAGGACTCTACCCATGAGCCGCAATCTATTCGCCCCGCCCCGCTTCAAGGTTCAGATATCCGGCGCGATTGGCTGGAGCGACTTAAAGGAGCGGGTCGTTCGTTTCGAGACGGTCGAATTCCGCGCGCGCAAGGATGCCGAGGCGACGGCCAAGGAACTCAACCCTGGCGAGTACACGCAGGGCCGGATTCGCGTCGTCCCGGTCGAAGTACCGGAGGATTATGATGTTTATCCCACCGCAGAAAGGTCCAAACCATGAGCGACATCCGAGATGAACTGGCCGAAATCGATCCTGAACTGCTTCTCATGGATGGATTCGATGACTGCATCCTCGGCATCTGCGAGTCGTTCGGGGGCGTCCCGGTCGTCGCCTACGATTACGACAAGGTGCTGGCCAGCCTTCAGGCAAGCGGGATGACCTACGAGGAAGCGGTCGAGTACCATGAATTCAATCAGGCCGGAGCATACGTCGGCGAGCGGACTCCGGTGTTCATTCGCCGCGTAGAAAGTTAGATGTCCCGTCGGCCACCAATCCCACAGCCAAAACCATGTCATTTCATCGAATCGATTCTAGCGCGGTCATAGGCGAAACCGTCCGTAGAGCCGCAAAACACCTTCCGAACGCTCTACGGGGCGTTTCCGCTCCATTAAACAGCATTCTCGAATGTCGATTGAGCGGTGTTTCATCCTTATTCCGCCGACGCCGCGCCACCGCCGTTCAAGGCGGGGGAAGCAGCGAGCGACGAGCGGAATAGCATTCCCGTTTTTAAACGGGATGCTTACTTATTTTTAGATAAGCTAGAAGTGGCAAGGCTAAGTTTTCGAGAATCAGAATGAATGTTCTCAATGTATGGTTGACAAGAAGTGAATGGTGTTTTATGTCTTTCTTCGTATGAGTTACTTATCCAATGGTTCAACCCTAAGGGCAACCTTCCGCAACATGGAGCCGATGAGGCATCATCTCGACCCGTCACAGTCCGAGGTTATCAGCCATATCCGGCGGACTTTGGACTACAGCGAGGAGGCTGCGGAAAGGGCGTTCAACAGTATGCGGAATCCGAAGAGTGGTGTGCTGCTTTTCGACCGAGTTCATCGACTCTGGTATGGATGCGATTGGACGCCGGACGAAGAGGATGCGAAGAAGGATTTCTTCACCCAGCGGTTTTCCGAGATGAAACGTGAAGTCGCCGCGCTCCGCGAAGAGGTTCGCGAGTTCTCTGAAATGAAGAAAAAGATCTACAAGGAATTGGATTCCATTTGGGAGACGATAGAAACTGGCAAGAATGGCCAACAATCCGACTCAACGGACGAGGATCAAGCGGCTCGCGAGAGACAGCAAGACGCCGCGAAAATGCAGAAGATGTGGCAGGCTTGAACCATAAATTGAAACGCCATGAAAACCGAAAAACTCTTCAATTCGACCGACGAACACTTTCGCATGATGCCGCCTTCACGGCACAGTGCAGATCCAGCTAGTTCATCCGTGATTCAGAAGATCATGGATGCGCTGGACTGCGATATTGATGATGCGGTCAAAACTTTCGACCGACTGAGGAATTGGAGCCAAAACATTCTGGTTTTTGACAGGATTGCCTGCGTCTGGCATGGCCGAGATTGGCGTCCAGACGACGAGACGACCGAGGACGCATTGCGGCGTGAAGTTGCCGTTCTCATCGCCGAAGTTCGCCGATTGCGCCAGGAGATGAACAGCATTCACAAAGGCTTCAACAAGCCATTCCACCGGAACAAATCGAAAAATTTCTACGGAAAGATTTGACACCATTCCAGACAACTGCAACACTACGTCCGCAACAATGACCAATTTTCTGCAATCGGGAATAGTGCGCGAAGGAGAACTCGCGACGGGGTTTTTAATTGGATTTTTATCCCTGATTAAACACCCGATTGCAGTCGATTTTTGAATGAAAGTTTATACGGCCAAGGCCACAGCGGCGATGCTTCAAATCTGCACCGAGACGCTAAGGCGAATCGTTCGCAATGACGGCATCCAGCACAGGAGAATTGGCCGACGAATCCTTTTCACGGAAGCCGACATCGCGGCGATTCTTGAGAGTCGAGCAATGACCGGAGCTGTGAATCCGTACGCAAAGAAGACAAACAAACAACCGCAGATAGAGAATACAACCTATGAGCAACCAAGCAGCCACACTGACGGTAGCAGTACCGTCCCAGCAAGCACCGCAAGCCCTGACTCCAACCAGTCCTGACTTCTACGACCGCATCGACAGTCCGATGGATGCGGTGAAAACGATGGGCGACTGGATTAGCCACTCCGGCATGTTCGGATGCGTCAAGCCTGAGCAGGGCTACGTCCTCGCTCTGGAATGCATCGCAAGCCGAATGACTCCGCTCTCATGGAAGCGCGAGAATCATTTGATCAATGGCAACATCACGATGAAGAGCGAATCGATGCTCTCCGGTCTGATGAATGCCGGATGGGATATCGACTGGGTGCAGTTCGACATTCAGGCCGCAATCGCCGACTTCAGTAAGGGTGCGAAGAAGGTTCGCGTCTCATTCACCGCAGATGATGCGAAGCAAGCTGGACTTATCCCCGCAAAGCCAGGAAGCGGCTGGGCAAAGTTTCCTGCTGAGATGCTCCGCGCGCGTCTGATCAGCAAGGCGACTCGCATGCTCGATCCGCGAATCACGCAAGGCCGCTACACCCCCGAGGAGGTGGCAGACTTCTCCGCCACCCCATCAGCACCCGCTCAACCCGCTCCGACGCGCCAGACGGTCAATGTGACGCCGGAATCAACCTTCTCGCTTGTAGAGAAACTGGAGCAGATTCTTGAGCCACATTCCGAGACAGCGAATGCGTTTCTCATCAGCAAGAACCTCATCAAGGAAGGTCAGAACTTCCGCGATGTCAGCACCAAGGTGGCCAACATGATCATCGCCGATGCGGATGGTTTCATCTCCAAGGCTAAGGCGTTCTCAGCTCCCACACTCGAATGAACATTCTAAACCGCCACGTTAATTTCGACATGCCAGCCGAGAAGTATCACGCCGTTGATGCGCTGAGCAAAAGCATGATGACCAAGATCCTCAAGTCACCGGCCCATTACAAAGCCGCGCTGGATGAGCATCAGGAGCCGAGCAAGGCGATGCAGCTTGGTACGGCGATTCATACCGCTGTTCTCGAACCGCACCTGTACTCGCAGGTTGTCGCCGTGATTCCGCCGGATATCGACGGTCGGACGAAGGAAGGCAAAGCGTGGAAGGAGCAGCACAAGAGCCGCATTCACCTGACTCATGCTGAAGACATCGATGTGCAGGGCGTGGCCAACTCTGTTCGTCGCCATCCGTTCTGGGACATCACGCATCTCGACAACAAGATCGAGGCATCGGTATTCGCTCAAGATGAGGAGACTGGCCTACCTCTCAAAGCGCGTCCCGACATGTGGGTCGAGGATCATACCCTCGTCGATGTGAAGACGACCGACGACGCGACACCCGAGGGTTTCAGTCGCACCGTGACGAGCTTCGGCTATCACATTCAGGCGGCACACTACCTTGCCATGACCGGCGCGGAGAACTTCGTCTTCGTCGCCGTTGAACGCAAAGCACCATACGCAATCGGAATCTATCGTCTGGACGCCGAATGGCTTCAGGCCGGTGAGAACCTTCGCAGGAAGGCTATCTCGACGCTGCATGAGTGCCGCGCACTGGACAGTTGGCCAGCCTATCCCACGGCAACCATCACACTTTCATGCCCAAAATGGGTGCTGAATAAATCGGAAAACTAAACCAAAATCGAAGCCTAACAATTATGTTCAAAGTCAATCGTAAGGACGCCGGAGGCAGCTACATCAATGCTGAAGGCGAGTACA